TAAAACCAAACAAGGACGGAGTTTTAAAAGCAAGCCGTGTGTTGGAGTTGGAAAAATTGGCAAACAGGGTAAACAATCCTGAGTTCACGGACGGGCTGCGCATTATTAAAGAGGCGTATAAGCCAATGAAAACCTGCCAATTTGTGTCCGTTAAGTATAAGGATGAGACAGGGAATGAAAAAACATTGCCGTTGTCTATGAGTGCAATTGATTAATTTATATGTTATGGATAGTCATGATTTAATAAGCAACGAACAAGCAATATTAGACGAAACAGGCGGCGACAAACACTTCTCCGACCTGTTTATTGAAACAGCAAAACAATCGGCAGAGGAAGTGGGAGGACATTTTTCACAATCCTGCGAGGTTGTTTTCCGAAATGAGGTAGATATGTACAGAAAAAATTGGGAACGAAAAAAGAAGTTTTTATTATGATTTGGAAAATGATAATAGAGGATGGGCAGGGGTGGGCAACTGTTTACACCGCCACAACACGCGAGAGTTTAGAAGAAACGCTTTCGGAATTGAAGTTATTGCCGGGTGCAAAAATCATAATAAAACAAGAGAAAGAAAAGGACAAATTTAATCCCAATCAGTTATCCAATTAATCAGTTATTCAATTATATGAGCGTACAAAAATACATATTGACAAGTGATAAATTCAAAGGGGAAGTTTTGTTCGAGTTCACAGATTTAATACTTAGCAAATACGAAACATCGGGTGCTGAACTTACTGAGGAACAAATGATTTACACGGCAAAACACATCCCAAGAGAATTAGCGGAAGCGATTGCTTGGTTTGCCCGTTCCGAATCGGCTAAATTCACCGAAATAAAACAGGAAATCACCTTTGACATGTTTTGGATAAGGTATGATGACAAGGTAAATTCGAGTAAAAAGAAAACGGAGATTAAGTGGAATAAAATGAGAATAAGTGAACGAATAAAGGCATTTGAGTATATCCCCGCATACTTCCGAAGCATCCCCTACGGAACGCGGAAAAAGTATGCGGAAACGTATTTGAATGCAGAGTTGTGGAATAATTAAAATAGAATAGAATATGAATAGAAAAATAATTGTTAGTGGATGCTCCAATTGCCCGTATTTAACAGCTTGGAATAATGGAGAGGGAAATGGGATAGAAAGTATTGTAAGTGGAAGCTGTAAGCATCCATCTTTTAATAATAACAAACTGCTGAATCCTCATTTTCCATCAACTGTTTTTTTTCAATATAAAATGGAAGATACTGATGGAAATAGAGTTGATTTTAGTGATGTGCATGAATTAAAACCCAATGGACTTCCTAAATGGTGTCCATTGCCAATAGATGAACAAAAATAAAAAAGGAATAGAATATGACAAAATGTACAATAATAAAAAGGAAAAAATGCAGGGATTGCATACACATGTTTAGGCATGAATTTAATCGTAGTATGTGCTATTGTAATGCACAATTAAGTGACACATCTTATAAGAGAAAAAGAGTTAGTCCGATTTCGGACGTTTGTCATTATTTTCATTTAAAAGACAAATAGATATGAAAAGTATTGAAGAAGCAGCAAAAGAATATGCCGAAAACAAGGAAATTGACCCACCTATATTCTCAGCATATAATGCCTTTAAATTCGGCGTTGCATTCGCGCAACAGTGGATTCTATTAAGCGAAGAGTTTCCAAAAGAAAAAAGTAGTGTGTTGATTAGATATAACAATACCGAATATGTTTCTTTTATTAGGTATTGGATTAAAGAATTTAATAATTCTGATACTATCACCCATTGGAGACCAATTAAATTAATCTAAAATCTAAAATAATGATAACAATCCCCATAAAAATAAAGAAAGAAGACAAATTGATAATAATCAAGCATCTTGAATCTGCATGTAAAATCCCGTCAGATTTAAGCAATTTAAACCAAATGGTTGCCTACGAACAGTATATTGACGTCTTGTCAAAATTACGAGCCACACAGCATAATTCTAAAGCCATACGCTTGAATTTATCGCAGGCACGTGGTTTTTGGTCGTATTTAAGCAATGTTTATGTAGAAATCGGCGATTATGAATTAGCAAACGGAACTATCCTTGCCGAAAGGATAAGAAAAGATATTGTAAGGAAAATACTTACGTTAAAATAGGGATATTATGGCGAAAAAAGGCGGATATAATAGGTTGAATTATTTAAACCGATGCAAAATAATCATTGGCATTTTAGGCGCTCATTACAGAGAGGGCATTACGACCTATTCAGGTGTCTTCCGCGCTTATATCCTGCCGTTTTACCCCATGAGTTATAAATCCTTTATGAAAATGGTCAACATGCGAAATGTTGATAAGCAAATTAAGGAGGAAATGGAACGCATCGGAAATCCTACCGAAAAGACGGAAGAAATAAACCCAAACCAATTAGCGCTTTTTGAATAAAAAATTGTATCTTTGCAAATTATTTTTTACAAAATACAAAGTTATATGAAATCTATATTAAGTACATCTGCAGTAAAAGGTTTAGCGGCATTTATATTAATCATTGATATTATTGGATTGCTGGCTGCTATTGTTTTAATTTCCGATATTGAAGAAGGAAGCGTTCAATTAGCCGTAGGTATAACATCTGCTATTTCATTTATTCTGATGCTTGCAATAGTCTTTATTCTTATATTACTGGCAGAAATAAGAGACAATACAAAGATGGAAGAGGAATGCGAAGAATACGGTAATGATTTTTCTTACTTACAGTCGGATGATTATGAAGATTGGAAAAAAAGCAATCCAGACGGAACAATCAACGAATATTATTCAACATTAAGAAATAAAAGATAATTATTTCTTCAAAATCCTATCCGCCCCCTCCTCCATAATTTCCACCACTTTATCGTCAAAGGTTTCGGATTCTCCCATAAATTGCCGTTTTGGAATGGTTACATTGTGGTTTCGTCCGGCGGTGGTAGTTCCTTCGTTGTGGGCGGATGAGTATTCGGTGTCGCTAATCACCGTCACCTGTCCGGGTTCGGCATCATATTCTAAGGATTTTTTCAAATTGCCCGTTCTGTCCAATATTTTATCTTTGCTGTCCCTGTTGATGGCACGCCTTTCGCCCGCGTTTCTTCCCCGCGTGATGGTTCTGTAATTACGTTCATTTTCCCTGCGTTTAACTTCTTTCCATGGCTCAAAGGCATTATCAGTGAACCCTTGATTATCGAAACTTTCAGTAAAAAAGTTCACGGCTTCAACGCCGATTTCACGCGGTAAGTCTCTGTCAAACCAACGCTTAAACTCCTTGCTTGCTCCTTGTAATTGTTCGATACATTCTTCTATTGTCATTTTTTTATTAGTTTTGCGTTTTGTATTAAAAAAAAATGTATCTTTGCAGTTCAATTGGCGAGCCTGCGAGTTCGCCGTCTGTAAGCCTCTTGCAACTGCGGGAGGTTTTGCGTTTATATAAGCCTTATAGTTCCGCTATCAGTTAAAATATGCACCTCTTTCAAGTTTCCTAATACCCTTTTAATTTCTTCTTTTACTGCCCTGTGTGAAATTTTTATTCCTTTTAAATCAATAATGATTCTATCGGATTGACTTCTACCTTTTTTAACCATTCTTTTTATATTCAATATTTCAAACGGACGTTCAAAACTTTCATATTCATAAAACAATCCTCTAATTAATAAATCCGGCTGTTTGGCTTCATAAGCCCCCATGTATATATATTGGTATAAATCCCCTTTGCTTGCGCTTAATTTTGGCATAATATACACAGGATTTCCTTTTTTTACAAACTCACCGGCAATCAATTTTAAATCTTCAAAATCTGATGCTTTTTTATTCTGCAAGGGATGCACAAAATATCCTCCTTCCTGTTTTTGAAACTGAGTTTTAAATATTTGCTCGCTTACAAACGAATCAACCCGTTCCCGTGTTTGTTTATCCGCCCGTTCAAAGTATGGGTGCTTGTCGGTAAATATTTCCCTTGTTTTATAGGGATTTCCTTCTAATCCGCGAGCGGGTTTTACTATCTTTTCCGGTCCTGCCGTTGCAGGCTTATTTGTTTGTCGCCAGTTGCATTTGCAATTGTATAGATTGCCCGGTTGGTTGTTTTGCCAAAAAGGGTCGTCCATCGGAAGTATCAATCCCCAAAACGCCCGATGTTCTTCTCTTGGTTGGTAAGCGGTGGATGGCAACCATTCCAAGTTCGGGAACAAGTCTGCATCTTTTTGAAAGTTTCCAAACTGCCGCGCCGTTCTTGCACGGGCAACAGTGGTATTGTATTCCGTTATCTGAAATCGGTTTCCTGCCTGTAATATCTGTTTTGCATTAGCATCATAATTTTTAGCATCTTTTTCGTAGGCTTTTACTAAGGCATTTTTAAAGTATTCTGCCTTGTATGCGGAGAATTTTATTGTATTTGCCTGCATTTTATAAAAGAACTCTACATGCTTGGGATTTTCGCTTGTGGGTTTGAAAACCTGAGAAATTGCCTTGTTAAAATTTTTGGAATATAGGTCAAATAATTGTTGTGCTGCAACATTATTATTACCCTCTTTAATTGCCGTTGAAGCATCGTTTAAAAGGCTCAGTTGGTGCAAATATCCCGATGCCACAAAATCGGGCAAAGAGGCTTGTAAACTATCCCCGTACAGCGTTTCCAAGTCCAACCCCGCTATCCGCTGTGTCTTAGCGAGGTTTAGCCGAAAAAATCCGTTAGGGCTGTATTGTCGGACATCGGATGTCGGACATCGGACATCCCTAAACTTTGTTGGTTAGTGCGGGGTTCTTTTTCGTCAAGCGGTGTACCGTAAAATTCTTCAATGTAATCGGTTTTTATGTTGTAGCCGTTGCGCATCAGTATTTCGTCAATAACAATTTTATCTTTTGGGCTGGACACTTCTTTGTCCATGATGGACATGTAAAAACCTTCCGGAATGTCAAACCCCCAATAGCGAAGTATAGGGAAAAGGTCATCCGTTACCCAATCTTGTATATCTTGTGCATCCGCTGCCGTAATTTCGTTGTAGATAGACAGGTGAACATTTGCCTGCGACTGAGAGCTGCCGTCATCCATAGTCATTGTTTGCCCGACTATACCTTTGCTAATCTCTTTATTGATAGCCTGTATTTTTTCATAGAATACCCGGAAGGCATCATTTTTTTGATTCTCTATAAATTCAATATCTACCTGTTTGTCAAAGATGCCGTAAGATGCTGTTCCCATAAATTCAAGCCATGTTTGGAGTTCGTTCCTATGTTTATCGCTTTGAATGGCAGTCCTGGCGATTCTAATAGGTATTCCAAAAATCTGTTCAAATTCATCCCAACTTGCCCATGAATGCCTTTTAAAAATAGTCATGGGTGCGATGCGTTCCAGTGTGCCGATGGCATTGTCTCCTAATTCTATGTACAGGAAAAAGTTTGGAAAATCTCGAAAATGAATAGCATCTGAATTAGGGTCAAAGGCATTTTTTACCAATACGCCTCTTTCAGGAATGACATTTTCACGCGGAAGTTCCAATATTTGACGGTTTGGGCTGTTCAGATTATTGGCAAATAAGAGCGTATAACCAAAAAACTTGCTTTCCATTGCTTTTTTAACCATCGTTCTAAACCAGCGTGTTTGAATCATGGGAGAGCGTTTTTTGTCAATGTTTCCTTCCGCATCTTTAATTACAAATTCTTTATTGACAATCCGCAAAATACGGTTTTCGATAGCACCCTGCAAATGGTTGTCCAACATGGCATCTTTGTACAATTGCTGTATAAAGAATGTAATCGGATTAAACGGGTCTCTGCGCATAGTTCGTGCCGATTGCCAATCTGTTATTTCTTTTCGGTACAGGGACTCAAAAAAGCGGAAATAATCTATTTCAATTTTATCGCTTCCCCGTGTATCTACCAATTGCGGTCTTTTCCCGTGCCGCCTTGATTGGGTTGCTGGTGTCGAAAGTGTTAAACCTTTTTCCGTAATATCTGTTGTGCTTGTCATTACATAATTAATCGTATTCATTCTTTTGATTCTTAATAGTTAATTAATACTTAGAACTATATCGCGTATTTCCGCCAAATCGGGTGCTTCCTGTTGTGCCTGTGATATCGTCTGTGTTTTCGGGTATTTTGGGCAGTGTTCCGTCTGCGAACTCACCTTTATTTAATTTCTCAAGCCACGCCATGGCTTCCTCATATCGGCGCATTGCAACAAGGTTTTGTTCCCGTGTATGCCGCTCGTAGATTTCATATATTACTATGTCTTTTAGACGTTTCAATGTCGCCAAATGCCTGTCGGTTCCCGTTTGCGAAAATATAGTATCCACATCATAGAATCTGCTTAGATAGCCTTTCATTAGGCTGATGCTTTCTTCAATAATAGCCTCAATAATGCTATCGTCAAGATTAGTTGTTTTGTCTATAAGTGGAATTTGCGCCACCGTATGTAATTCTTCTTTTGTCAAAAACATTTAGTATCCTCCTCTTTTTCGTTGTACAATAATAGGTTTGTTGTTATCTTCATATTCCGCCTCGCCAAACCCAACAAGATTTTGCAGTTGAATAATCAAATCCGTAAGCGAATCGGGAAAATCCACAGGATATTTACCTCCTTTTTCAAAGTTAAGCATTTGTGCTTTTGCCTCTGTCCAGTCGGGATTATGTTCCAGTTCCCTGCTAAATACCAATACGCCCGAAAGCAGGGCATTGACTAAAACAGTATCTATTTTTGTGAATTTATCTACCGTACTGCGTTGCGGTTGTGGAATTTGAAAACATTTATATTTAATGGCTGCCTGTCTCCACTGAGGTTCATAAACAGCCTCCTGTGCAACACTGGCATCGTAAAAGGACATTAAAGCACTGTTTTCTTTCAGCACTTCCTTTGCCTTTCGGTAATGATATTCAAGTGCAACGCTGATGTCTGTTTGTCTGCAGAACACATCCGTTACCACTATTTGCATGTTTTTTACTCCTGCTGTGGCTTTTGCCTTGTGGCATGCCTCGCTTGAATAGGCTAAATCCCAATTTTCAGCAATCAGTTCATAGTCTTTTAAGGGTAGCGGTTCAACCATTTTTATCATACCCTCTTTTATACGTTTTCCGGCATTGATGGGAGTGTTGTAAAACTCACCACTGAGGGTTTCCTTGTCGTTTTCGTATTGCTCTTTTTTTCTAAGGCAATCATTGTGGGTATATCGTTCTATCCATGACGGAGTCCAATCGCTTGTGTTTTCCTCATTTATTTGGTTATAATACTTGTCTGTCAAATTTATAAGATACAAAGTGGCGAATTTTTTCCTGATAATTTGGTTTGTCTTTGTATCTATTTTTCTGAGGTCAACGCCTTTCTTTTTTGCCAATTTTTCAATAAAACCGTTTTCGGTGAAATAGTTGTTGTTTACTACTGTTCGCTCGCTGTGAATAGAAAACGCCCCTTGCACATCCCCTGTTATCTTCTGAACATACTCATCCACAAGGCGCGGATTCATAGACCGTTTTTTATCTTCTATGTCATCTACAGAGACATATTCCAAACGCACTCCGTTTGCTCTCAATCCACGAAACGGTTGGTCTATACCCAAAGACATAAACGTACACCTATCTTGTGTCTCAAACTGCCCGTCCGCCCAGTTTCCGTAACTTTTTTGAATGCCAAAATCCCGTATTATTCTGTTGTTTGCCTCAAACTGAACCTGTAAATCCTGCAATAATTGACACGCCATAGTTTCATTTGTGCCGATTATCAAAAAGAACTTTGCCAAGCCGTTTTCTTTCAGTGCAAACGGGTATCCTAAATTGGCATGTGTGGACTTTGCCCCGCCTCTGAATATAGTATTGAAAAGAGTAATGAACTGCTTATGAAAAAGTTCTTTATATATAGCCGTATGATACCACGCACAGGCACTTTCCGCCAAAGGAATGGGAGTATCCTTTCCAAAATAGTAACTAAAAAGCTGCCCGTAATTTTCAGGTTTAAGCAAGTATTTCACACGTGCCTCTTGTGCTTCGGGGCTTTCTTCAATTAAGGTTTCAATGGTTGCCTTGTTGATTTCCCGTGAGCGCAATTTGTAACGTTCAAGCAGTTCTTTATATTCTTTTTTGGTCATTTTATTTGGTGATTTGCTTATTTGTTGATTTGCTTATTTGACGTGTAATACAGGCAAATCTTTTTTAATTCCAATGCTGTGAAATTCTTTGGAAAGATGCCTCTTTGTCTCATGGATTTAAATTGTTCTTTGGTAATCATTTTTGCCCTGCCTCTGCATTTGATGACAAATATTTGGCAACCGTAATTTTCACTCAGCTCATTAGCCTTCCATTTAATGTACCGGAAAACAAGCACCGTATATGCCTTTTTAAAAAAGGAAATAATTTGTTTCCACTCTGCTATTAGCCCTTGTATATATTTTTTAATCATATTAAAATACTGTTTAATTATCGTTTAAAGCCTCTGCGGTTGTATTTGTCAAAATAATATCTGTTTTATTTCTCACGGCTATCAGTACCAATAAGGCAGCCTCTTTTTCCTTTTTATTTTTTCCGTTTTGAACATCTTTTATCAGTTCATCGGTAAGCAGTTCGTAGTTGCTATACATATAGGATAACATTTTCTTTTTGTCGGATAGTTTTTCAAAGGCGCTGGCATATTTAGCGGCTTCGTCTGGTTTTATTTTAGGTGTTTTTCCGTCTCTTAGGTCTGCAAAACTTTCTAAAATAGTATTGCGTATTTCCTGCAATGATATATAACTGGATTTTCTTGCTTGTTCAAAATCCTCCTCTTTTTCCCAACGTTTTAATGTCTTAATAGAAACGCCCAGTATGTCTGATATTGTTTCCAAATCAAACATTTTTACGTACATGTCTTTTGCCTGCGACCTCTTTTTATCCGTTTTCTCCTTTGTGTATCTTGCCATAATGCAAAGGTATTTTTTATATATATTTGTTTTGTATTTTATACCAAGAATAGGTATAGTTATACCAACGCTTGGTATAAAATTTAAAACATGAAATTTTGCGTGTTATCTTTGCAGCACTTTTATTTTTTGTACTTAAAAACGACAGAGAAAATGGCAAAGGAAAAGAGGGCGCTGCCCGAAATATTAGAACAGGATTTTATCATTTGCGACAATACCTTGAACCGCAAAGGATGGAGGCTGCTTGTTGAAGGAATAGACATGGAGGGTTTTTTAAAGAATCCTGTCTGTATCACTGAGCATAATATGAAAAGTATTCCTGTTGGGAGATGGAAAAATTTACGTGTAGAGGGTGAAAAATTTTTAGGCACGTTGGAATTTGATAAAAACGACGAACTGGCGGTTACATTATATTGGAAGTATAAAGATGGTTTTATGAATGCTGTTAGCATAAGTGTTGTTCCAATAGAAGAAAGTGAACAGTTAAATATGCTTGTTGCCGGTCAGCGATATCCAACTCTAATAAAAAGTGAATTATGGGAAATCAGTATAGTTACTGTTCCTGGACAAAAAAACGCAGTGAAATTATGCACCCCTGAGGGTGGCGATTATAAATTAAATGTATTAGATAATAAAAAAGAAAATCAAATGAACAAAGACGAAAAAGATAAATCTTCTGAGGAAGATTTGCAAAAGAAATTAGATGCAGCGAATGAAAAAAACGTTGCAAATTTGGTAAAACTGCACGTTCAACGCGGTGTAGTTGCGGATGGAGAGGTTGAGTCTCTCAAAAAACTTGCATTGCAAGATTACGATACGGTTGAAAAAATGCTGGATGCGAGAACGCCAGCCAAAAAAGAAGAGGAAATGCCGGATGGAAAAGAAAAAGAAGAAGAGGGCAAAAAACTTGCTAATGAATTGAGGAAATTAAACCTCAATTCCGAACAAGGAAAATCCCCTAAAAGTAAACATGATGACTGGACTTTTTATGATTATTTCAGAAAAGACCCAAAGGCGTTGGATGCAATGCGGGAAAATGAACCCGAAAAGTACAAACAATTGGAGGCTGATTTTGCCTTACAGGCAGATGCAAGTAATTTGGTTTATAACCCAAAAAAAAGTAAGTAAATTTAAGTAAATAACGAATAAAATATTTAAGAAATGAGACGAATAATTGGATTATTGACGTTAGTAGCTGTTGCAATAGTAGCAACGGCAGAGATTATGTGTGGTGGAAATGCGAGCGTGTCCCGCCATATTTCAGAGTTTGGCGTATTGGCAATGGCAGCTCCAGCTGTTACGTTGGATACGCAAAAGATAGTATTTTTAACCTCTTTAAAAGAGGAGTACGAACAGATTGACACGTGGTTGAATGAGGCGGAAGATTTAAGTGCTTTTGTGGAACATGGGCAAACCTTAGTCTTTCCCGAAGCGGGTGCAGACCCTGCCGTTTACAAAAACAGAGTAACGGATATTGATTATGTAGAACCGAAAGAAACGGTATTTAAATCCGATTTGGATGTTTACGATTCTCAGAATTACAAAATCAGAAATATCTTCTTACATGCGTTGCCGTTTGAAAAAGTTCAGCATTATACAAGAAAGTCCGCTAAATCTATCATTAAACAGCAAAATGCAGATGCAGCCTTTACTTTCGCTCCCACCAATGCAGGAAGAAAGAAAATTATATTACCTACTACGGGCGATGTGAGGGATGGTATCAAAATGTTTAGACTGGATGATATTGCAAAACTGGCTCGTGCTTGCGACAATGAAGAGTTCCCTGACGGACGGAATTTAGTCCTCACTTCGGATATGTGGTGGGATTTGGTTTTGCAAAACGACATCTTGAAGGCTCAGTTAATGAATAGTCAGCATACGGGTAGAATTAATCCTTCTTTTGTGGAATATCACGGAATTAAAATTCACAAGTCGTTGGGCGAAAAATTAGGCATTGTTTGGGATTTATCCATAGATGAGAAAGCAGACCAGGGAACGCTGGCAGATGTATCAAGCGACCTTGTTCCGGCATCCTTGTTTTTCTGTGCTAACCAAGTGTTCAGAGCGGGCGGAAATATGGAAATGTTCTATTTGGATAAATCTACTAATCCAAGTGGTAGAGCCTACGAATTTGGATTCCAACACAGATTTAAAGCCGATTTCCAAATGGATGCTGAACGTTATTCAGGATTAGTTTATTTAGACAAAGCATAATAACAAACAAAATGAAAATTCGTAGCGAGGTCTATAAGGAGTTAAGAGATAGGTTGTTGGAAAAAATGCCCGACTTGCAATATGTTGATTTGCAAAAAGGGCAGTTTGACAACAAACAAAAAAACTACCCCATTCCATTGCCTGCCTGTTTGGTAGAGTTCAAACAGGTGCAATGGTCGGAATCAACAGGCGGACAATTGGGCGATTGCACAATAAGCATTCGTCTCTACATAGACCACGTTACGGATTCATTTAACGGAGCGGAACAGGAAGAAGAAACCATCAAATTATTGGATAATCTTGATAATATATATGAAAATATGCAAGGGTATTCAGGTGAAAATTTTAATCCGTTAAATCGGATATCAGATACAATAGTTGGATACGGTGAGAGATACGTATGTTATCAAACCGATTTTCAAACAACCTTATTTCAT